TCATTGCTTGTCGGAACCGTGATAGCGCCGCTTGGCCGATTGTCGTAGGGCGGGCCAGACTCGGATCGAAGGAACAACGGCGAGTTGCCCGTTGCAGCGTCGCCCATGTTTCCTCCGGTCGCTGATCGAATCCACGACTCGGACAATCCATGTCGATGAGCGGCCCAGCAGCGAACGCGGACGTGCGTAGCCGTCAAAGCAAAGTTGGTCGAATATTGGTTCGCGCCGACGAGCGAGTTGGAAGCGAATGAGCATCGCACAAGTCCGGTCGAAGACAACGAAGTTCCTTGCGTGAGCCCGAAGAATATTGCCATAACTCGCGGCGAGTTCTGATTCGACGAGTCGTGCCAAAACGGTGGCGGCGAGAAGTCGCCGACCGACTGCCCGACCGAGCCCGACGCAGAATCGTTCGCGATCTTGAATCGTTGCAGATTGCCGCCGATCTTTCGCTGGCCGCTCGATGCAAACGCAATCCCGTTCCTGCCAGCGAGCGAAGCAATCGAAAACGCGGAGTCCGCGAGCCCATCGTTAGCGCGATTTACGCCGCCGCACGAAACGTTGAGAAGTCGCGCAGATCGAACATCGGGGAGTCGCTGGCGGACGATGCGATTGTCGGATTGCCGCCGGTAGTAAATAAAGCCGTTTGCAATGTTCGATCCAAGGGAGAACGGCTCGCGAGTGAATCCGCAGAAAGCCCACGTCCGCCCGCCGTCGCGAGAAATGACGGCTTGATCGATGCCGGTGACGTTGCGCGAGTTGAGTTGCTGATTGGCCGACCATTCGCCGAGAATGTCGAAGTTGCCGCTCGCGTCGCCTTCGGGCCTGTCCGCTTGAATTACAAGCGTGAGCGTACCTTGCGATCCCCAATTTGCGAGATTGACATCGACACCAGACACGGCCCCGGAGATACCCGATCGAGCATTGCGAACGCCGCCAGCGACGCGAGCGATGCGCGGAACGTAATTCGTCGCCGAAGTACCGACGATGTATTCGCAAAGAAACGAGTTGACAGCATCCGGCCCGAGAATGAGTTTGTTCGTTTCGACGTGCGGGGCCATGCCGACCCAATTCGATCCTTGGAACTGCGTGCCGCGAATGCGACCGGCAACGCCAGTGCTCGTCAGTACGCCGTTGGTAAACACACCCGAGTCTTGTACGCCATCGCGATTGTAAGAAACCTCGAAGTCGTCGTACGAATCGGGCTGGAATCGAACTTCGGTAATTGATGAGTAACCGATGTCCGACTCGTGCTGCAACAAAGCGATTTTGCCGTCGTCTCGAAGAACCATGCCCACGCCCTGCGGCTGGCAGTTCTGCGGGCCAATGTTCTGCCATCGAGTGCCGATCGTCGCGGGCGCGTCACTCTCGGGCGGCGTTGCGTTCGCGCTATGCGCCACAAAGCAAGCGTACACCTTGCCATTCGGTCGGCTGACAAGATCCCCGACGATGTAGTTTGTCGCCGCTGACCATGCGGGCGGTCTCGTAATGCCGTTGCCGCTCGGGCCGATATCTCGCCAGTTCGTCGGATCGGACAGAGGGGCAGTCGTGCCTGAGCCGTTTGTTCTCCGCTCGTATCCGCGACCGACGGACGCAACGCGATCGCCGATCGCGTAACTGCGACCAGACTCCCAAGCAAACAGAGTTGCCGCCGCCTTGCTGAATCGGCCCCACTTGATTTGATTTGGCGTGCCGGTTTGATCGGGCACAAATCGCGACGCTGCATCGGGTCGCGTCATCCTGAACCAGTACGACGTGCCGCCATCGGGCTCAACGTTCGCACCTTCGCCGCTGCCCGGGTTGTTGAAGTAATCCTGAGCACACAACCAAACTTCGGTGAGCGGCTGACCGATCGTGCGGCGAGGGCACCAGTACGACTGGAACGACCACATATTGCCGCGAGCCTTGCCCTTGTTCGTCGGCGTAAGGCGATCGTCAATCGTGTATTGCCACGTCTGGCCGTAATCGTTGCTGACAGCGAACGCGCAGCCGATTGTCTCGTCGCCGGTCCAGTTCGTTGCTGTGCCGCCCGTACGCTCAACGATGCGGCAGAATGCAACGATCGTGCCGTGGACGATCTGTGCTCGGATGAGTTGATACAGGAACCCGTCATCGTTTGCCGTGCCTGCAATGCGACGCAAGTCGGGGCCGCGAGAGCCTGTCGCCCGCACATACGAAAGGTTAGTCAAGAGCGTTTCTTGGCCGGTCTGCTCGTTGATGCGAACGACTTTGATCGTGCCGGTCGAGTTGTCGCCCGAAAGAAGTCGATTGAAGACAAGCGTTGTGCCGTCGATATCGCGACCGACAGCGATAGCGGCATCGCTCGTCGTGTCGCCGCTGACGATGTTCGCAATCGTTTCAACCGGACCCGGAGCGCCAGCGATCGAAATGCGGCGACCGTATCGCGGGACGTTTGCGGCGACTCGTTCGCCAACGGGCGACATCGTTTCAACGTTGCGAGAGAACTGCAAGTATGACGGAGTGCCGGTGCCCGCGCGCTGGGTGAGATCAAAGTTGCGAATCGAAGTAAATTGGCTCAAGGGACAACTCCCAATTTCGTGGCGAAATCGAACGACGAGTGATTCGACTGTTTGTGATTGTGATTACGGCAGCTCGATGCCGTAGCCGTACCTTGCCGCCCCGCCGACCCCGCGAACGAAAAGGGCTTGCACGTTGCCGACTGCGAGCGGATCGCCGTTGCTTACGACTGCACCGAACGCGCGACGCTCGCCAGCCTTGAGTCGCTCCCAATATTCTTCGACCACAACGCCATTGCGAACGCGGTCGTAGGCAGGAATGCGAACCTCAAGCGGGAAGTTGCTGTCGAGTTCGCAAACGACCCACACGGCGCGAGGCGGCTCGCCATCGGGTCGAATCGATCCTGCGGTCGAGCGACAATCGAGAGGGGTAGAGAACGACGGAGAAACGGCGCTTGTCAAATCGCGGCCCGTAGATGCCATGACGATGCTCCCATGTTACGGGCGGGTCGATTGATGCTAGGCGTTGTCGCCGCCGTCTTCTTCGTCGTTATCTTCGTCGTCCTGCGATTCGATGCTTTCGTATTCGGAATCGTCGTCTTGCATTTCAGGATCGCCGACATCGCCGACGAGTTGCGATGTTTCTGTTGCCGCGTTGTGAAGTGCCATTCGCGAGAGCAAAGCGGACTTGAGATCGTCGGGCATACCCATTGCACGGACGAGCATCTCGGCCGTGAGGATACCTTCTCGCTGCAACTCCGAGATCGAAGAAACAAGCGACGGCGTGATATTGAACTGCCGCGCGACTTCTTCTGCGTACTCACGATCGTCGGAAAACGGTTCGAGTTTGGCGATGATGCGCTCGATTACGCGACGAAGCAATGTCGGGGGAACGAACGGGGCGGTCGCAAGTTCTTTGGCAATCGAGATCATCTCGCCGATTGAAGCAACGTCGAACTGCCGCGAGTATGTCGTATGCGATGCGAGTTCCGACTTATCGCCAAGAATCCCGAGCATCGTGGCGAGCCAGTTGTCAATCGTTTCGATCGAATCGGTAGCCTGCTCAAGGTACTTGTAGAGCGGCTCCATATCTCGAATCTTCTTCGTCGCCGCTTCTGCAACGTTCTTGCTTGCGGTGTTGTCGAGGCACGCGACTTCGTACATCTCGGTCACGATTGCGTCCGCACTTTCGGCGAGCGATCGAGCCTGATCGGGATCAGCGCCGAACGATCCGACTTTGGCGTTTTCGTTGGAAATGAAAATCGTGTTGCCGGGTCCTGACGCAATCGACGAGTTGCCCTGCCCTTCAACGCCGACGATGTACCTCTGCGTAAACGTTGCTTGTGCGTGCTCTTCGTTCTTGTACGAGATGAGATTCGTGTGCGTCCGCTGCATGTTCGCCAGCGGCATCGAAGGGAACATCACATCGAGAAACGCCCACGGGCAAGCCGGGAAGTTGTGCGTCTGCACTTCGACAATCTTGAGCACGGTCTTGGCTACTTGCGACTTGCCTTCGCCCGAAACTTCGATTTCTTCGATGTACTTCGCCCACCACTGATCGGTCCATTCGATCCAGAACTTGCTTTCGACTTCGGGGCTTGCAAACGACTCGCGGGATCGCTGCGTGTACTCAATGACAACGCGATACACGCGACCTTGTTTGAACGTGCTTTTGTCGTCGTAATCGACAGAGTAATCGACGATCGAATCGGGCTCGGCAGAGACGATGTACGGCCTGCCTTGATTCTCGGGGTCTTGCTGACGTGCAGCCGCTGCCGTTACGATCGGCTGGCCGCGAGCATCGCGGGAGTCTGGCTCGATTCGCTTCGAGTCAACGCCGATCCATGCTCTGCCAAACTTGAGCGAGTCGTAGACAGTCGCCGCGATCCATTCGTCCATCTTGACGCGAGCAAACTCGGACGCGAGCGATTCGGCACGCTTGGGCTTTGCAGACGTGAGATAACCGGCAACTTGTGACACAATCGAGCGAAAGTGCGGGACGGGACTCGCCATCGAAACGCGGCGACGATACCGAAGCGATCCGGCGGCGCTGCCTTGCGCCATCGACTGCTGCACAGTCGTAGCGGTGCCTGTCGCGCCGCCGATTTGCGCTTCGCCTTCGTGCGGCAAAATAATCGGCTCGCCGAACTGATCCAACCCGCGACGATAATCGTCGTCGCAGTTGTAAGACATCCTCAAGAATCGAACGTTGTTCTTGTTGGCGTACGCCCACGATGCGAACGTAGCACCGTTTGAGCCGGGGACAACGCCGACTTGCGGCAGAGGGAGTTGCTTGATCTTCATGTGACAAGTCTAGGCAGCGGCGATTTCGTGTCGAAATTGAGCAACACATCTTGTAGCCTGCGTTTCGACACCTCGAAATATCGATCGTCGAGTTCGATGCCGATAAACCTGCGATTGGTCTTGATAGCGACCTCGCCCGTCGTGCCGGAGCCCATGAAGCAATCGAGCACGGTGCCTCGATTAAACGGTTCACATCTGTCGATGATCCATCGCATGAAATCGATAGGCTTCGCGCACGGGTGAGTGTGCTTCGGAGCAGATGGACTCATTGTTCTAAATATCAATGTATCGCTTCTGGCTCCGAGTCCGTTCGCGAGATATGGGTCAGGGCCATATACAACCACCGGATGAGTGTTCTGCCATCCCCACGAACACCGACTGCCCGCTGCTGGCGATGAGACGCTAAGTACCCAAGTCGGCATCGGATAAAGCCACTCGGAAAGACGACCGGGAGTGAAAACAACGATCGGAGCAATTCTGCGGGCTTGCGGTAGCCATAGTCGAGCGAGAGCGGCAACATTCTCGCGCGTGTCATCGAACGATCTGTAATCAAGCCCTACGCCGTAGGGAGGATCGGTGCAGACAAGATCGACGCATCCATCTGGCATTGCCGACATTACCTCTTCGCACTTGCCGCGATAGATCGTGACCCGCCCGCAGTCGCTCTGCCATTTGTCTTGCGTTGAATAAACGACCGGGCCGACATTCTTCCACCAGAGCGAAGAAATGCGTTCGGGCTTACGAGAGATTTTTTTGGTGTTCCGTTTAGCCATTTGATTTCGCCACGAAATTGAATCAAGTCCACCCGATACGCAGCGTGCTCGCGTTGCGTGACTTCGGCACGGGATACTTCTTGACGATGTAGTACGACACCGCATCGCTCATGTGCGTGAGCCGCCGATCGGGTCCGGGGTCGAGTTCGCCCGAACCTTTCTTGTATGCCACTTGCTCAAAGTCTTGGATGAGCGTCTTGCATTTTGACGAAACGATAATCCTCGGTTGTCCTGCCGCTGGCTTGAGCGATCCGTTTACCGCTGCGATGCGCTCTTGTATCGCCGGGTTCGCTTTGCTCCACGCGGGAACAAACCTTGACCCGAAAGACGACGACATTTTGATCGAAATCATGTCGTAATCCGAGTGATTGCTTTTCGTGTTGCGCTGATTGCCGCTCGCGTCGCCGTACACGCTTACGACGGAAGGCGACAGGGCATTCACGCGACGCGCGACCTCATCGAACATCGAAGGCGTGTCGGCACCATCCATGACGATTTCATCGAACGCAATCGACTTGTCTGGCAACTCGCAAAGCAAACACACGCAGTACGGCGAACGGTTGAAGTCAACCGCGACGACGATACGCAGCGATCCGGGATCGGGCAGTTTGAACTCGCTCGGCTGGACAACATGCAACTTGCGATCAAACGAACGGTAAACATGCCCTTTGCGGAGCGATACAAATTTGCCGTCTACTTCCTGAGCCAAGAACGTTTCGTCGTATGACTCTTCCAATCGCTGAACGAATGACTTTGGCAGATAGTCATTGTCCCGCGTCGTCATTTGAATCATGCGATGATCGGCGGTCTGTCGAGTCGCGAACCGATCGTAAATCCAGTCATACCCGTTGGGAGTCGTCGTCAGTCGGATAATGCGACGCCTAGCCTTCGGGCATCGCAATCGACCAATAACAATGTCATACGTGCCCTGCACGATATCGCGCGCTTCGTCGAGCACCGCCCACCCGAGATCAAGTCCGCGAATCGCGTCGGGGTTATCAAGCGACCGAGCGACCGCTTGGCCCCATGCGCGAACCGTAAGCACGCCGTCGTGTTTCTTGAAGTTGCTTGCAAATCCCCACTCGGCAGGCGGCTGTCGATTGAACACCCAATCGATGCCCTGCTCAAGCCCCATCTCTGACAAAAACGCCCAGAGTCGAGGCAAGACCGACTGATGCAACTGCGAGTAAGTGTTGGCGAAGATGCCGCCGATCGTCCCTGTCCCTGCCTCGGATTGCATGATGATCGTAACCGCACGCATGAGCGCATGGGTCTTACCAGAGCCGATGCCACCAACGCCAGCGATTGCGAACGTATCGAGATCGGTCAAGAACTCGTATTGCCAAGGCAAGCAAGCGAATCGATGCTCGCGGATGATCGGCCCCGTATCGCTCGCCTGCTGCTGCGTGTCGATTTCGATATTGCCGATTGTGCTTTTGCCGAAAATCATGGCACCGCCGCCTGCGGCTTGCCGCGATACCGCTCAAGTTCGCGCTGGGCTTTGAGGAGTCGCAGCGTTGCTTCGACGTGATCGGCCCGCGCCGATACAACCATTTGTGCAATCGGTCGAGTGATGAGTTCGGATACGTCAGACACGACCGAGCCGTTCGGAAGGATGATGCCCGATTCTGTTGCTTTGCGAATCACAAACAACGCAGACGGGATCGGGATGTTTGCAAGCGAAACCGCCCGCTCAACAAGTGCGTCCGCGTCTTGCTTCGTGCGTTCCCACAAGTACCACAATCGAGAGTCGGTCGTGAGTCGTTGCCAGTCGCGGATCGAAACGGGACCGTAATCCTTCGCGACCATATCGGCACTTACCGACATCCACGCAGACAGAACGACCGACCACTTCGATTCGCTTTTGACAACGCCGAATCGATACGACTCGGACGATACGGCTTTGCTGAGTTGCCCGATCGCAGTAATCCAAGGTATCGACGGGACAGCAATCGCTGGCTTGGAGTTTGATTTCGTCACGAAATCGCTTTCCTGTTAGAACTTGTAGACTCGATCCGAACCTGCGATTTCGTCAAGCCCCGGCAGCACGTCGGAGACTTTGGCGGCTTCACGCCGACCATTTGATTCAATCGACCCGGCGACTCCCATCGCCGATCCCATCGCGGGATAGGTTGAGTAAAGATACGCTCGCTCGAACTCCGAGAAGTGAGCACGAACGAAATCGGCTCGCGGCATCTTGATATCGAGCCGCCCCGTCATCATCGCTTGTACGGTCGCGGCGATTTGCGTCCGACGCAGGAAGTCTTTGATTGATTGCGTCGTAGCGCTCGCACACTCGGCGCAAACATCGAATCGCCCCGTCACGTCGAAGATGCGGACCTGATACATCGCTGACGGGCTGACAAGTTCGGCGAGTTTATCGTCCGTCGATTCGTGCGTTGCAAATGAGAACTTGTTGAGTGCCCCCGGGATGAGCACAATCGAAATCGAGAACTTGCCGACGGGGCGGCGAAACGTCTGATCGTTGATCGGGGTCATGCAACAACGATAGGCGCTTCGATTTCGTCACGAAATCGACTGAGCGAAACGGGCGATCTTGGCTTGCCACGGGGCGAGCGCTTCGGCGATTCGCTTCGTCGCAACATCGTGGTACTCGGGCAGGATTTCGCTGCCGATAAATGAGCGACCTACGTTAATCGCGGCAACGCCCGTCGTGCCGCTGCCTGCAAACGGATCGCAGACGATCCCGCCCGGCGGCGCTGCGCGGCAGAGTCGTTCCATGAGCGGCACGGGTTTGGTCGCGGGGTGATCCCAAAAAGAATCCCGACGATTATGTATATTTTCGGTCATTACGTCCGAATGCACGACAAGTTTGTGCTCGCCCTTGCCGGGCTTAGCGAACGAGCCGACTCGCCAAACGTAAATCGTTTCAAACTTGTAAAACACATTATTTGAAGAAACCGGAAGTCCTCGGTATTTCGGTGCCCAAATCATTACACGATCGGGCTTGAGTATCGCGAGATCGCGATGGAGCGTCGCCGACGCTCCAAACCAAAACACAGGGCCTCGCGACACACGGAGCATTTCGGGCAGCAAGTACGCGATTCTTGCTTCCCATCCATCACGGCGATCGTCATACTTCGAGTTCGACTCGTGATCTACGCCGTAAGGCGGATCGGTAATCACCGCATCGACCGACTTATCTCCGAGCGACGCAAGCAACTCGCGAGCGTCGCAAAGTTTGACATCCGCGGATATCGGCTTTGTACTTGCGTCGCTGGAAGCGACAGCACGCGACCAGAGATCGCTCATCGTCCGGGGCTTGCGCTTCGGGTCGGGACGCTTGCGAACTTGTGTTGTGCTCATGGTGATTCTGCGATTGATTCTTCGCACTCATCCGCGCCTTCGATAATGAACGGCGGAACGTACGCTCCCCAAGACGAACGATGCGTAGTGCTCATGCACAATATACGAAATCGCCCGCGCCGCTTTCGCTTCGCGGGCAACGATTAATTACAGTCGGTCTTCGCGCTTGATCTCGGTGATCGTGTCGGCATCGCCGGGATCAGCCTGCTTGCCGATTTCTTGCTTCGCGGCCTCGTAAGCGTCCGGGGATTGATCCTTGAGCGATGCAACGCCGCCGACGACCGCTCGCAGGGCTTCCTTGTATTGTCCGCCCTTGCGGGCGTTCCATTCGGCCCAAACGTACACGCCGCCAGCGATAGCGGCAGCCAAGCCGATCATCACCCACGCCCACGCGGGTAGGAACGATGCAACGATCAGCGAGCCGCCGACGACTCCGGCGACGATCGCAGCACGACGCAATCCGAAGTAGAAGCACGTGCCAGCGCCGAGCACGCACGCTATACCGGCGACAAGCAACCAATTGAACTCGGGCAGAGGCGTGCTGGCCTTCGACTTGCTCTTTGCATCGCCGCCGGTCGCACCGCCGCCGCCCGGGATGTCAATGCTCGGCGCTGAGCCGGTAAAGTCGCCCGAGATGTCAGTCCCGCGAGCAATCGCAGACGCGCCGGTCGCGTCGGCGTTGAACTCAATTTCTCGCGATGTAAGTTGATCCTGCACGATCGTTCGAGTCGTGCGCGACACGGGCTTGCCGCTTTCGTCGAGTTGCTCGGTGACGACAACCTGCTTCGCTGCGGGCTCGATCGGCTTGATGCGTTCGATGTTCGATACCGTCGTCTTCGCGGGCTTGATCTCGGTAAACGACTGCGGGGCCGAGCACCCGGCAAGCACGATCGCCAGCACGAACACAATCGCCGTCAAGACAGCACCGACGATCGCCCCTTCGATGCGATATCGCGTCTGCACGCGATCCCAAGCACCGAGTCCCGTCTCGTTGACCGCACGCCGCACGCTCGGCGAAATCGGCGACAGGACAGAATCAAGAATCTTGTCGAGCAACTTCCACATAACTGTCTCCTTTGTGTTGACGTAATCGACAACGACTGATGATAGGTCAAACGAAAAGCCCCGCAACACTTTCGCGCAGCGGGGCAGAGGAGAAAGAGATGCGATGTTTCGATTTCGCCGCGAAATCGATTAGATCGGGAACTGCCTTGATCGCGCGTTGTTCGCGTGCACAACGAAGTCACCGAGGCAACCAATCGCACGCTCGATGTCTTGCAGGTACTCGTCCGAATAAGACTCGGGCGCTGACACGATCTCGGCGTAAGCACGCGCGACGATTGCTTGTGCGATTCGCTCGAACGTCGCCCCGTCTTGACCCATCGGGTGAGTCGAGAAGTGCAGCACGATGCCATTGCCGACGATTTCGCCACCGCTCGGGCGACCATCGACGACCGTTGTAACGCGCGGGCGGAACTGGTTGAGATCGGGATTCTCTTTGAGTTGCATCGTGATCTGCTCGATGAACTCGGCGCGGTCGAACTCCGGCTCTTCCTGCGGCAACGGTTCGACAGCCGGGGCGGGATCGACTGGCAGGACAGGGGCTGACGGATAGATCGGATTGGCGGTTGCGGGCTCCTGTTCGGCGGTCCAAGTCGAGTTCGCCCACTTGTCATTCGGGGCAGCAGCGGCGGAACCCTTCGCAACGTTCGGTCGCGCAGGTCGGGGCGGTCGATTGGGGCTCTTACTCTGGTCGTTCACTTTGATTCCTTGTGCTCGCCTTTGCTCGTGTTCGTAATCGCGGGCGATGTCGCGACTACGGCTTTGCTTGCATCTTGTCTTGCAGTCGCTCGACTTCTCGAAGTCGAGCGTTGTACGAATCAAACGTCTTCTCGATTTTGCCGTCGATCGAATCAACACGCGATTCGATCGTTTCGATGGATTGCGCGATGCGGCCAAACAAATAGGCGACTGATAAAACCGCTGCGAGCATCGACACAACGCCGACAATCATTCCGATCGTTGCATAACTGACTTGCTGTTTCGACTCATCGGACGACATACGCACTCCCGTCTGTCTGTTGATTGTGTAGATCGGCGGGCCGTGCGTGAGTTTATGCCGAGCGATTAATCGACGATGCCGAGTATTTCATCGCAAACGATAACGGCGTACTTGGCTGTCTTTCCCGAATCGTCGGCGAACAACATATCGTGTCCGCACAAGCGGTCGATTACAACGATGTCGCCGGGGCACGGCATCGCGTCAGGGCGGGCTGCGTGTCCTTCATCGATCGGCGGCAGACCGCACGCGACAACTCGCGCCTTAGACCGCGTGCGTCGCTTCTGGTCGTACGTCTGCACGATAGCGATCGGGCCTGAGTCGGGCGAGTCGATGCGTTGCACGAGCACGCGACCACGCGCGGGCTTGAACTGGCTCGCGGGAACGCTGCTCAAGTCAATGAACGGCTTACGCAACTGCGCGAGTGTGTTACTGTCGATGTGTTCGGGGATGTTCTCAAAGCACACTGTCGTTCTCCTGATTCGATTTCGCTACGAAATCAACAAGGCCCGAGACAAGCCACAATGACTTATCCCGGGCCTGTGTGTTTAATGTCGCCGTTGGCGATGCTGGCATTACTTGGTGGTCGCGTAAGTGTTGGAACTCTTCATAGGCCACACTCCTTTCTTGATAATTGCTAATTGGTTCAAGTCGTGCTGCGGGTGGTACTCACCGAACGATCGCAACAACGAACAGGACGCACAACATACCGACAAGCATCGCATCGACGATCAGCAAAACGATCGAAGACTTCGTATTGCTTGCTGGCCTTCGGATCATCGGAACGTGCCGAGTGATTGCTGACATCGAAGAACTCCTGTTTAGATTGATCGAACGCGGTCGCCGAAGAACGTCGGCGATGATGATACGTTCGGCTGATCGCTGACGACTGCCGTGCTGATGGTTTGATTTCGTGGCGAAATCGCCCGACGCGATGTAAACACGATGTCCCGTTGGAAGTCGGGCTCGGCGCTTGTCTCGTGGGCGTAATGCCATCCGTTGATGTCGCTTGATGCTTCGTACGGCAAGCCGCGAAAGAACTCCCGCCACGCGCTAACGGCGTTTGTGACTTCGCCGAACTCTTCGGGCCAGCCGGTGTAGTGCGGCACGTAGTCGTGATCGACTTCGCATTGCATGTGCTCGATCTCGCCGTTCACGAGCCACTGGCGGACGCTCTTGACGATCGAGAGATCGAGCCCCTGACAATCGGTGATGAGTGCAACGATGCGGAATCTTTGTTGCAGTCGAGATGCGTTGTGCGCGATCATCGCGATTTCGTTTGGGAGATCAGTCGTGATTACGTTCTCGAAGCCTCGAAGGGAGAAGTGGCCTCGCGGGTACTTCGTTGATTCGAGTACCGCTCGCGACTGCTCCGATACTTCTTGTGCAAGTGAGTCCGATCCGTGCTGATACCCGAAGTGATGTAGTCTTGCTTGCTTGACCTTCGAGCGGTCTGGCACGACTGCGTTCGGGCAGATCATCACTCGGGGGTGATTGCGAAATCGGTTGGCGAGTTCGGCGACGTTCTCGCTCGCCGGTTCGTAAACGTACCAGTGTGCATCGGGGAACATTTCGATGTGACTCGCAACACCATCGCCGCGATGCCCGCCGACGTATAAGCCGATCTGCTGGTCTGGTTGGTTGTGCTTCATTGGATGAACGGGTCTACTTGAGGTTGTGAGTCCACGAGATCATACTCGCCCCATCTGTCGGGCATGTAGTTCGACGGCCAAGATTTGTGCTCTTTTCTCGCGTTCACAAGCATCATCTCAACGTCCATCGGCACCGTGCCTTGATAGTTGCACTTGAGCAACATGCGCCTGAGAACCGGGCTATCAGCCTTGGCCTTCTTGATAACAACCGATTTGGTCTTCGTAATCGAAAGGAAAAATCCCTGATAACGCCAAGTCGATCGCTCTCGGCTGTAGACCTTCCAAGCGTGCCATTGGCTAATCGGCTTGACCGAGAGTTGTGTTTGTGCGAGTTGTGGCGAGGGTTCGAGTTGTGTCATTGCTTGTTCCCGTAAATCGATTTCGTGGCGAAATCGGTTAGGCGTATGATCGGCGTAGTTAGCCCCCGAGTTTTTTGCGCTTCGCGTCCCATGCTTCGTCGGTCGGTGACTCGATAAGGCCTATTGCATGAAACACTTTTAGTTGTATATCCCGTGCGCCACGGCACAAATGCGTTGATTGCGGCCATCCCGTTGAGTGGCACATTTGCGATGCTTCGGTGAGCACGCGCTCGGTTACTTTGGCCGCGAGTTGTGGGTCGTTGCGGAACGGACATGTCTTGCACTTTTCGGGCATGACCGGCAATTTGCTGATGTCATACTTCGGCTTGTGCTGCGTCATGCGTCGCTCTTTGCTATCGCGGGAAGTGTGCTTCGAGCCCGTGTTTTGCCGCTTCTTCGATTGGGGCAAGATCGCCAACGTCGATGTAGGCATACCAGTTGTGCGAGCCTCTCATGCCCTTGTCCGCAATCGTCACCATCATCGCGCGATGGCTTACGTTCGACCGCATCGCGACGCAACATATCACCCCAGCGCCGAACCTGCGAGTGCGACCGCTAAGCGTCGGCGGGAATTCGCCGATGTCGTGTGAGGCGTACCAAACGCCAGCGGTCTTTGTGACGTACGACTTGCCGGGCTTCACTCTGTTCACGTTGTCGCCTTTCGCTGGCTCGTGTCGGGGTTCTGTGGCTGAACGCGGAGTTGCCAATAAGCAAAAGCTGCATTGGGCGGACGATGCGAATTCTGGATCGAAATTTCAGAAACAGGCACCCCGATCGAATCCGCGAATTGCTTAGCGACGATATTGATGGCCACGCGATCGAATAGCATGTCAGGACCGAGCCCGGGGTCAACGTGCTTGCCCGGATCGATCCAGTACGAAAGAGTCGGGAGAGTTGTCGCTCGCGCAAGAACTTCGCGGGCGGCTTCGATTGCAGCATCCGTATCAACGCGCTTGTTTCCGTCTGCGTCACGCGGAACAAAGCCGTCATCGCAAAGGCGCACAAACTCCCGAACAACCGAAAGCAAATCTGGGGCAGCCCGCACGACTAGGCTTTCGCGGGCAACTTTTTCGGCAAAAGCCGCTTGCTCGGCGGCGATTGCCGCCCAGTCAGTGCCGGGAGCGGTGGCGAGAATTGCGGGCGCGTGTTTCGGGCGTGGATTACTCATGCCGCAATATATCACGATCGCGGCGCTATCGTGCATCGCTCAATTTCGTGGCGAAATCGACGCGACCCTCCTGCACGCCCCCGCCGCCAACTCCAAGCACGTCGGGCACAACCCGCCGCCGTAGACCGTCTCCCGCTCGCACGCCTCGCACGGGCCGGGCTGGCTGCACCTGGCGCGGTCCGTGGCGGTTGCCCGCTCCTGCCGTGCGAAGTCGTCGAGGATCGCGGCGATGCGGGTGTAGACGGTCATTCGCCCGCCTCCTTCATCACCGCCTCCGCCGCCAGCAGGTAGCGGTCGCGGGTTTCGTCGCCGGTGTCGGGGACAGTGACAACTCCCCACCTGTTTGCGCCGATCTGCATCGCAGACCACTTCAGCAGAAGCCCTTGCGGGTTGGGAGTGGGTCCGCCGTCCCGCGTCCACCACCACCCCTCCGGCATCGCGGACGCGGCACCGTCGAGGGTGGGAGGGAAGGGGTGTTCGTACTGCGAACCGTCAGGATGATCGTGGCCGCGTTGCCAGTTGGCGTCCCGCTTGTGCCACACCGGGTCGCCTTCAACGCCGGGTTCATACTTCCACCCCGCCCGCTCTGCGTGCCAGTCGCAGAGTTGGGCCGTGGTCATGGTGTCGAGGTCGGTCATGCCTTCTCCTCTCTCGCCGCCTCGGCGGCTTCGCGGGTGGAGTACCAAACAGAATGATCAGTCCTTGATCCCTCCATCCGGAGATAGGGCACACCAGTTACCGATCCGATGTGATACTGAGCGTGGATGCCTTGCCCGACTATGCACCCATCCGCCGTCACCGGCAGCGTCCCCAGCACGCGGCGAATCTTGCCATCGGGCCCGATCAACCCCGCCGCCTTCGCGTCGGCTTCGATCTTGCGGAGGCGGGCGAGTTCGGCTTCGAGTTTCATCGACATCTCTGCCATGTCGGCGTACTTGCTCATTGGGGCTCCTTCGATTCGATGCCTCGTCTCTTCATCACAGCCAACAAAGCCGGGACAATCGCCTTGTAGTCGTCGTGTTCCGGCGCGTCGGTCAGTCTCGCCATAAACTCGGACACGCTGCCTGAGAAGCAACCCGTGTTGATTCGCAGGCCGATCTTGCGGTCTTTGTGCAGCGTGATGAAGTCATTGCGAGAACCGATCGGGCCGACGCAGATGTAGTCAGTGGTCTTTTGAATGTCGCCGTAGCCGCAGACCCGTGCCGAGTCGCAGACTAGTGCCGAGCCGCAGACCCGTGCCGAGTCGTAGACCCGTGCCGAGCCGCAGACTAGTGCCGAGCCGTAGACCTGTGCCGAGCCGCAGACTAGTGCCGAGCCGTAGACCTGTGCCGAGCCGCAGACCCGTGCCGAGTCGTAGACCTGTGCCGAGCCGCAGACTAGTGCCGAGCCTTCTATAAAAGATGTCGGCCACCCATCGGGCGACTTCCATCCGTGCTCGCTTGAGAATGGCGGGGTGCTTGCGCAGTCAACGAGTCTCATGTGTGATCCTTCCTTGCCGCTTCGATCGCGGCGAGGGCGGTGGAGTAGCAGTTGTTGAGTGGCAGATCAAAGTCGTCAAACTCAAACACCCAACCTTGGGATGTCCAAACTATCCTGATGCCCTCAACGCAGACATTTCTGAACGGGTGGCCAGCAACGCAGTGCCACACACGACCGTTGTTTACGTACAACGAGCCGTCGCCAAGCAGCGGCAGCGGGTGCCGCGCATCGACGCACAGTTCCCGAAACTTGCCGTCAGGCCCGATCAAGTTCGCCGCCTTCGCGTCGGCCTCGATCTGGCGGAGGCGGGCGTTCTCAGTGCGGAGGTGGGCAAGTTCGGCGAGTTGAGTCTCGATAATGAAGAGGGAGTCGATAGCGTGGCGGTTCTCGTTGCCCCAGCTCAACTTTGCCGCCCACGTTCGGATGTTCTGCGAACAATGCGGGCTTGGGATGATGTGCTTGCAATGCGGGCACTGATCTGTGGTCCCGATAACGCCCTTCGATTCGATGTTGCTCATTGGGGCTCCTTCTGTGCCCTTACCGCTTCGATCGCGGCGCGGGCGATGTCAATGTGACTGTTCAAGCGGCTCCAGTCTGCCGCCGTGCGATGCGCCTTTGATTGGCCGTCACGGCTTGAGATTGCGCTGGCCGATCATGCCCCAATATATCGCGATCATCGCGATACGAGCGATCAGTCGATTTCGTGGCGAAATTGATTGATCGTCGCGATGATCGCACAAGTCGCCATCGGGACGATTAACGCAAATGCGAGCACGCACGCAAAGCCGACGGCGACCGTAATGACAAGATTGATAATCGGCTCCATAGTTTCTTCTTCAAACTGGCTGACTCGGGCTCGAACCGAGAACCACTCGCTTCAAAGGCGAGCGCACTGCCAATTGTGCTATCAGCCAACATGCCGAAAGGGACTCGAACCCGTACTTGCTGATTTGGAATCAGCCGTGCTACCGTTAACACTATCGGCATTCTGATATCGATCTAATCCCTCGGGCCGGAGTCGAACCGGCTGATTCGCACTTGCAGTCTTCTCGACTGGTCAACGCACTAGATCGGCCTTTTATGTGCTTGATACGGCCAGCAACATCAGCCTCAAGTCTGGGCCTCGCGTGTCACCGTCCACGCCGCCGAGAGAGTTATCTTTACGGATTGTCCCATGCCTTGCGAGCGTAATCAAGATTGTGGTTGTAAACGTCGATCGGTGTCGCGTCTTCAATCGAGATCGGGCAGACTACACCGATGCCAGACACCGACTGCTCGATGTTATCAAACTGCGACCACCCGACGACTTTCGCTTGCTTGTTCGGTTCGCCAACGATGATCGTCACACACTCAGCGCCAAGGAACTCAGCGACACGCACAAGTTCCGAAATCTTGAACGTGATGTGCTTATGCGTCATCGGCGACGCTGCTTGCATCGCTTCTGCAAGAGGCGGGAATGTCGCGTCTAAACACTCCGCTTCTTTCGATACCCCGTTGCGATAAGCGCGAGCAACGCCGTTGGAAAGTTGCAACGGATTCCGCTTTCGGTCGGACTTCTGCAACAAACCGGCAGGAACAATCGATCCGATCGACTTGTTTTCGCCACCGGGAGTCTTGCCGGACTCCTTGTGCTTGCGACGATCGTTGATGTTCGATTCGTCGCCTTCGATTACAGGCGCGAACATGATCGCGCCAGACGTGCCGACGCTTGCGCAAACAATGCACTGGCGAGTCGCGTCTCGCTCGATCGATGTCGGGCGAATGTAAACGCCGCTCATTGCGAAAGAGCACGAGCCCGTCGTTCCGGGCTTCATGGAAATTTGGTGCAGCGGACGAGGAGGCAGATCGATTGTGACGGACGTTGCGTTGTCGAACATGGTTACCTTTCAGATAAAGAGCGACGCGACAATATACAAAGCGAATCCGATGTTGATAATAGCGCAGCAGAAAACAACCCAAGTGACGGCAAGATGCTTAATGCGATCGCGATAATCTTTGATTCGATCGTTCGTCGGGCGAACATCTGGCTCCGCGTCAGGCTCATCGGAATCAGAGTCGATGTTTCGATCGTTCCCGTCCGAAAGTCGGAACGTCGGATCGTCGAACGTTTCGCTCCAGTTGACCGATCGAAAATCAGATGCAACGTAATTGTCCGCAAACTCTGATCTCTCGGCATCGAGAATGCGGGCGTAGTTGTCGAACAACCCTTCTTGCATGAGCGACGATCCAAAGCGAAACCGGAACATGCGATCGTGGCCGTGCTCATCCTGCGAAGAAAACATGAGTATCGCACAATCAGCGCCGTGAGCACGAAGCGTTCCGAGCGAACTCAAGGCAATGCGGTTCATCGCGTTCGACTTCCGACTGTCGAACGACGTTGTCTCCGGCATGTCGTCATCTTCGTGATCTTGCTTGTTCAAGTGATGCTCCACGCTGCGATATATCAGGCTCGCAGCGTTATCGTGCGTCGGTCAATTTCGTGGCGAAATCAAGTGAAGTCGTCGGCATCGTCCGAAAAGTCGTCCAGTGAAGTGCTCGCGATGCAATCGTCTACATCGTGGTTGTTGGCGAAGCACCTTTCACAAAACGGCTTATGGCATCCCTCGCAATCTTGCCAATCGCCCATCTTGCCGCATCGAGAGCAAGCGCAGTCGCCGAACATTTGATCGCAATCGTTTTCGTGATCGCTCATCGCAATGCGCCCGTTGTAAGTTGACCAGCGAGAATCTCGC